TCAAGCACGGCTAGGGCCGCTTCCAAACTGTCAGGGTCACTGTGGCTGTATTGCTTGACGATAAGCCCAGCTTGAGTGCTGGAACAGCCTAAGATGGCTTTTACCAGTGTGCGGGATGATTTACCTCTATGGCTGCTGTCACGGAGGCAGCCCCACTTCTCAGTTTGAGGATTTATCCCCAAGTGCATTGACGGGTCTTCATTTCCACAATACGGGCACTGGATACTACATTCGTTTTTCTTAGTGTTTGCACTCCGTGTCACAAATGGAATATTATTCTCTTCAAGAAATCTCTGCCAATCCATTTTCTGCTTTCAAAGTCGAGTATGTCCAAGACACAGCCATCCCAATTACTTGTTTTTCTTCTTCAGAAATCGGGATACCGCTCCAATCAGTTTTCATGATTGCGGCTATTGCTCTGTCTTCGAGTTTTGACAAAAATTCTAGTTCTTTTTGCGTGAATGCCATTTGATTCCTTTATGATTAAGTAGGCTGCCCGTATTGCATTCTCTGCGATAACTCTCTCCTCATCGGACAGGACCCCCGATCCCCAATATACCCTTTCCATCAGCTTGATGGCTTTATCCTCAAGATCAAGAAACCGCACGTTAGTGCCTCGCGCCAAAGCCAACAGTGCGGATTTTGACTTTCTTTCCTTGGTTGAAGATTTCTGCAAGACTGAACTCCCGCTTCTCCATGGGAATGGGCAGATTGGCGGCACGTGCTGCTGCTTGTGCCTCAGTCAGATTCATCAACCGAGTATGCAGCACCCCAAAACAGCGTCCGGGGCGCAATAGTGCCTGATCCACTTTGGTAAAGTCAGAGATATTTGTCGTGAAGATCAGCTTCTTGTTGGGGAGCTTAATCAGGCCATCAGCCACGTTGAGGAAACGTGACATAAGCTTGTTACCGTCATCCTCACGGGACAGCAAGATCGTGTCTGCGTCCTCAATGATCATGACGTCGCTGCCAAATGTAACTTTTTCATCTCCATTCCAACAATCAACAGGCACGGGGGCACCGTTATTCTCACCAAACAAGTAAGCCTGAAATGGCCCATCCTTCTCCATCAAGGTCTCGTCATAAATGACGTGTGCCGTCAGCTTGTACTTGCTGATCAGATAACGGAGGATGGTGGTCTTGCCAGTACCGGGCGGTCCAGCCATCAACAGGATGGATTCGTCAGACCGCATATAATCTTCAAGGAACTGATCCGGGTCACCCAAATCAGGGTAGTATTCCGGCAACACCTTGTTGGTTTCAGGTGGAAGGTAGAAGTCCTTGGTATCCTCACCATGGCGACCACGGAACCACCATTTGATCACAGGCATGCTCTCATTATGGAAGGAGGAATTGATTTCGGCCAGAAGTGCTTCCACCAATTCTGGTGTGCCGGTTACGGCAATCTCAAATTTCAATGCCTCACTGTACTCACCAATGTCTATCCACAACAGAATAGGCTTTTCCTTGTAAATGCCTTCAATCACGGCATTGGAGCTGCTGAACGGCATTGACATTTGCCCACTGTCCAGAAAGCTTTTGATTTTGTTCAGAACTGCTGCCAGTGAGTTGGTTCCACGGTTCAATGCAAAGATAGTTTTTCCATAGTAAACATCATCTTGGCTGTCAGTGATAAATTGCTGTCGCAGTTGCTGTTGCAACCCCGTTTCCTGAAACGTGCCGTGTTCCATGTCAAAGTAGTTCTTTTTCATTCTATGATCCCTTAGCTTTGGTACGAACAACCCACGTGATTTCCACGCCCTTATTACTTTCCCATCAAAATGGAAGTTTCTCAGTTTTGGCTTTCTCCGCATTTGCCTCTCCGGTCAATAGTTGATCTAGAAGCTTCTTGCCCTGTTGGTTGGCGTAGAAAATCCGCTCGTCAACAGTCCCTTCCATAAATGGATCAATGAACGTGACCGGCTTTAATTGACCGGCTCTATATACCCGTTTCTCACCCTGTTGGCGGTTAATTGGCGAATCAGGCTGTTCAAAATAATAGGTGTAATTCGCATGTTGCAGGTTCAATGAGGTAGATCCAGACTGATCATTAAGCACCAATATGGTGCAATTAGGGTCATCCCGGAATCGCTTCAACTCTCCAATGACGTTCTTTTGCCCGGACCAAATCCGTGCATGCTTCAATTTGAGTTTGGTCAGACGATCACTGATTAACGTATTGGTATAGACGAAATGGTGGAACACGACCATTTTGCAGCCAAAAGGCATCGCATCAATGTACTCCTCAAGCAAGTCAAGCTTGGGGTTGTTGTCAAATGAGACCTTGACTTTTTCGTTGTTTTGACCGTCCACAGTCATGAAGCCGGAAGCCAGTTGTCTTAGTTGCATGTAGGAAGCTTCCACAGCGCCATATTGCCCCTTTTGGCCTTTGGCCTTGATAGCTTCAATCAGCCGGGCCGCTGCTATGCTCACATAGCCCTCAATGGCCGTAGGCAAGGCTAGGGTGCGTTTAATGTACCGCTTTGGCGGTAGGTCATGCATTTCAGCGGCGGCATAGTGAATGCTGCTATGCTTGATAAAACGGTTAAGCAGCGGCATCTTTTTCTTGTCAAACTTGTATTCGTCAAAGCCGCTGAAGTAGTTTTGCTTCTTGGTGAAAAAAGCTTCCTGAAACAGGCCCTTGGTTTCACCTAGGGTTTCTCCAAAATCAATCAAATAGAACTGTGACCAGATATCCTCTACATCTTTGCCAAAAGGCGTACCGCTAAGTCCCAGACCGTATTCGCATTCAAGGCTGATGGCCCGGCACATCCTGTAGGTCAGGGTGCCTATGTCAGAGCATTTATGAATTTCATCCAAAACAATGGTGTCAAACCCACTAAACACTTTTCGGGTTCGTTTTGGGTCAATTGTCCATCCTTTTTTCTTAGGATGTTTCTCAGACAGCATGGCCACGGCTGAGGCGTAACAGATCACAAATACGTCACCGTCACGCTCTTCAAGCTTCCTTAGATTTTCAATGGTGGTGCCTATCAGTGGAATCAGCTTTAACTGCGGAGTGCGCAGTTTGCATTCTTCAATCCACGTATCCACGGCAGTCACATAAGGCACAAAGATGATGGCTAGTGGCTTTTGACCTTGCAGCTTACGCAACAGGATGGACATTAAAACCGTTAGAGTTTTTCCGCCGCCCATTTCTACGTGCAACATAAATCGTTTCAATGAAGTAATAAGCAAAAAGGAAACAAGCTGATGCAGCCATAGTTTATCCAGCCCCGGCACCAGCTTGAACTCGGCAGTCAGTTCCTTGCGCAAAGCCAGTAATGGCTCTTGCTTCAGCCAATCATGGTTCTCAAGCTGACGGGCTAGGAACTGAGCAACCACTTTTTTATTAATCAAGATTGCAACCTTTAAGCCACTTGATGGTTATCCAGTGATTCTAACCCACTTGATCTGGAGAAATAGCGATGCCCTGTTTCAGTATAGGCTGGGTGGAAACACTCATTATAGACTTAATTGTGATTTGTGCCGTTGTTGCGATCATTAAGCTTTTGGTGCCCCTCCTCGTTGGTATGCTTGGAAGTGTCATGGGCGAGGGTGCCGCTATTGTAGGCCAGATCAGCATGATCCTGTTATGGGCCTGCGTTTGTATCTTTGTTTGTTATATTATCTTCGGCTTACTTGGCTGCCTGCTGGGAACCGGAGGTTTCCACGTAGGGGCCTTTCGATAACAGCTATCAAAGTCAGGTGGCCCCATTGCCTCCGATTGAGCCGGGGCCACCTTCCATATGCAAAGGCTGTTGATGCCTATCCTAGTTTCCTTACTCTAGCCAGTTCACGTTGCGCTACTTTGATATCCTTTATTGAACCAGTGCCAGCACGTTTCTTGGCTCTCAACCAGTACAGTTCAGCTATCCAGTAGAAACGTAACCTGATATAATCATTGGACCTTCGTGGCTGAATTATGTCTAGCATAGGTTCAAGCCGTTTACGCTCAGGCTTCATCCTGAGCCTTTTCCGGAAAGCAAATGGCATTTATTCATCCTCAGCTTCACCATCACGGCCTCCCTTGGGTAAGTTTTCCCAGTACGTTCCACCAGCCATGAGGCACGAATCAACGACAAACGTACCCATGGCGTAATTTTGAGAGATCACCAGAGTAAGCTTATCTTCATCATTTCTCCCTGCCGCCAAATATAGACGTGCCAAACCCATCTTGTGTTCAGCATCCGTTTGTTGGTAGATGATGACACAATCAGCATGGGCTATCTTGCTATAGGCTTCAGCCACGTTGCTGGTATCCACATGCTTGGATTTGGCTGCCGAACGGTTACTCTGACTAACCACGGCTATGGCCATGTTGCGGGTTTTTCCCAGCCCGCGCAGTTCCTTGTAAACTTCATCAATGGCCAGCCGGTAGTTGTCCTTGTCCAGCTTCATCAGGTCAGGGTAATCCACAATGAGCAAGTCAGGCGTAAACCGCTCATTGGATTCCAGCCCGTCAAGGTACGCTTCCAGCATCCTGACTGTCAGGGTGCCTGAGGCAAATTCCTTGACAAAAATATTGCTAAGAAGACGAGTGCCAAACTTGTCAATCTTCTTACCAAGCTTTTTCTTGATGTTGGGGTCATCCATGGATAGACTTGGTTTTATTTCCGCCTCTTCAAAGCCGGTCATGCGCCCCAATGTGTCGCGCTCAAACTTGGTAACGGTTTGCTTCTCATTGCGCTTGGCCATGGCAAACAGGGCTTGCATATATCGCTGTGCCGACCTATCCTCAGACATCTCGAGCGTTATATGCACCACCTTGAGGCGGTGTATCATAGCCATCTTGGCCAATTGGATAAGCATCCATGTCTTACCCCGTTTTGCCGCTGCTATGTAAAGCCAAAGTTCCTTGCGTGTTGGCCCAAATCCCCTCTTGTCAAACTCAGGGATGCCTGTTGGAAAACAACTACTCTGCTGTTCGAGGAAATCCAAAACGCGATCTTTATTGGATAACCTCAGGCCCGGATCAAATACTGACTGCTGTTGCGCCGTGGAAGACCTGATCAGCTTTTCAGCTTCCTCAAGTGATTCGTCGGTGTCCTTTTGCAGGGCTTTAGCCAGATCAATGGCTATTGTGCGCAATGATTGGCGCTTGATGAAGTTCTCAAGCTGCCCCATGACATAAGGCGCATTGATGCCGTCATGTTGATCCC